ATCAACAGTTGATGAGCTAGAAAAGAAAAATAAGCAATTAGAGACCAACTCGTTAAAAGTGAAAATTGCGATGGAAAATGGTATTCCATATAATTTAGCTCTAAGACTTAATGGAAACGATGAAAAAAGCATTTTAGAAGATGCAAAGAATATGGCTCAGTATCTTGGTGGACAAAAAGTAGTAGCACCACTAAAGAAAAATGAAAAAAAAGAACAAGATAATCCATATAAAAAGCTATTAGATGGATTAAAAAATGAAAAGGAGTAAAATATGGCAACAGAATTAAGTAAAGGAACATTATTTGATACACAATTAGTCAAAGATTTAATTGATAAGGTTAAAGGAAAATCTTCATTGGCTGTTTTATCTGCTCAGCAACCAATTCCATTTAACGGAATTAAACAATTCACTTTCACTTTTGATAATGAAATTGACATTGTTGCTGAAAACGGAAAGAAAACACATGGTGGAATTTCTATTGAACCACAGACAATCATTCCTATTAAATTTGAATATGGAGCAAGAATTTCAGATGAATTCCTATATTCTTCAGAAGAAGAACAACTTGATATTTTAAAATCATTCAATGATGGATTTGCTAAAAAAGTAGCAAAAGGATTGGACATTGCAGCTTTTCACGGGTTAAATCCAAGAACTGGTACAGCTTCAACAGTAGTGGGAACAAATAACTTTGATTCAAAAGTTACTCAAACAGTGGATTATACAGATGCTACACCTGATGCAAACATTGAAGCAGCTATTGCATTGGTTGAAGGTTCTGAAAATGATGTCAATGGTATTGTTATCAATAGTGAAATGAGAACAGATCTAGCTGCAATGAAGAACTCTGCAAATGAAAAATTATATCCTGAATTTGCATTTGGTGGAAAGCCAACGTCACTAGGTTCTCAAAGACTGGATATAAATAATACAGTCTCTTTTGGAACAACTACAAAAGACAAAGGTATTGTTGGTGATTTTGAAAATATGTTCAAATGGGGATATGCTAAAGAAATTCCATTGGAAATCATTAAATATGGTGATCCAGATAATTCGGGTAAGGATTTACGTGGATATAATCAGGTATATATTCGTGCTGAAATCTATTTAGGTTGGGGAATTCTAGATGCTAAGTCATTTGCTAGAATTGTTACACCTGATGCTGGATAATAAGAAAGTGATGATAAGTAATGAAATATGTAAACAAGAAAACAAAATGTGTCATTGTTACTGATTGTCAAATATCAGGTGGTGATTGGGAACCTTTGGAAAATGAAAAGGTTTCTAAGCCTAAAACGAGAACTAGAAAATCATCAAGAAAAAAGGATGATGCGAATTGAACAATTATATTACATTAGAAGATATTCTAAAGCTTTTTAGACCTTTAAAAAGTGATGAAGCAGCAAAAGCAGAGAATTTGATACCTGTTGTTTGCGATAGTCTACGACAGGAAGCTAAAAATATTGGAAAAGATCTTGATAAGATGCTTGAAAATAAAGAGTTACAGGAGAATGTATTAAAATCAGTATGCGTTGATGTCATTGGGAGAGCTCTCATGACATCAACTGATACAGAACCATTGACACAGGTAAGTCAAAGTGCATTAGGATATTCAGTAAGTGGAACTTTTCTGGTTCCAGGTGGTGGCTTATTCATCAAGAAATCAGAACTTGCAAGATTGGGTCTTAGAAGACAGAGATATGGGGTTATAGAGTTCTATGGCAATGATTAAAGGCATAACAGTTACACTTGTTGATAGAATTGAAACTGGAAAGGATGCATTTGGTGAACCTATCTATAAAGAAAAACAAATAAAAATAGATAATGTGCTGGTATCACCATCCACGACAAATGATATCATCAATGAACAGGATCTGGATGGTAAAAAGGTAGTATATACTCTTGCAATTCCAAAGGGTGATACTCACGATTGGGAAGATAAAGAAGTTATCTTCTTCAATCAGCATTTCAAGACATATGGATTCGTCATTCAGGGTATTGATGACAACATTCCTTTGGACTGGAATAAAAAGGTAATGGTGAAAAGAATTGGCTAATAAAATAAAGGTCAAGATTGTCAAGAAGAATGTAAGAAATCTTCTTAAATCTAAGGAAATGAAGGAGTGTCTTGAACAAACAGCATCACAAGTAATATCACGTGCAGGGAATGGATATGGAAAGGATACATATCTAGGTCGTAATCGTTATAATGTGGCTGTATATCCAATCACAAAGGAAGCAAGAAACGATACCTATAAAAACAACACATTATTAAAATCGTTGAAATGATAGAAGAAATCTTAATTGAATATCTTTCTAAAAATGTAGGTGTACCTGTGTATCTTGAAGAAAAAAATCTCGATGAATACCTGCTTGTTGGAAAGACTGGATCTTCAAGGGAAAACTATATATATTCCTGCATCGTTTTTGTACAGTCATATGCAAAGACAAATTATGCCGCTGCTCTTCTAAATGAAAAGGTCAAGAAAGCTATGGATGAAATTGTCAGTCTGGACTGCATTTCATCCTCAAAATTAAATTCTGATTATAATTTTACTGATACTACCAAGGAAAAATATCGCTATCAGGCGGTATATGACTTGGTTTTTTATTTGTAAGAAAGGAGAATATGATGGAAAAGAAAAACGTAAGTGCTGCAAAGCCTAAGGTCGGTGGAGCAGTTCATGTTGCACCTGTTGGCACTGTCCTTCCTACAGATGCCGAAACAGAATTGAATGAATCATTTAAGGATCTTGGATATTGTAGTGAAGATGGTGTTACCAATAACAATACTCCTGAAAGTGAAAATCAACAAGCGTGGGGTGGAGATAATGTTCTCAACTTAATGACAAGTAAGGAAGATACGTTTGGACTCACTCTTATTGAATCATTGAATGTCGATGTGCTCAAAACAGTATATGGAGATGAAAATGTAACTGGTGATTTAGAAAGTGGTATTACTGTTAAAGCATCAAACGATGAACTTCCTGAATTATCATGGATCATTGATATGATATTAAAAGGTGGAGTATTAAAAAGAATTGTCGTTCCTTCAGCTTCAATAACAGAGATTGGAGAAATTGTCTACAAAGATGATGAAGCCATTGGATATGAATTGACAATAAGTGCTGGACCTGATGAGGATGGAAAAACACATTATGAATATATTAAAGGTAAAAACGCTGAATAGGAAGGTATGTTAAATGATTAATCTTAAAACCAAAGTTGGATTTGTAGTGAAAATAAATGAAGAAATGCTTGATGATTGGGAACTCGTCGAATTAATTGATGAAATAGCAAGTGGAGAGAATCCATTGGCCATGATTAGAGTATGTAAAAAGCTTCTTGGTGATAAGCAATATGCAAATCTAAAGAATTATCTTAAGAGAAAAGAAGGAATGGTAAAAACCTCAACGATGAGTGATATCATTCTTGAAATTTTTAACAGCAATAAAGAATTAAAAAACTAATGTACCTCGCCAGTATGATAAAAACAGATAGATTCGCATTAGAATGCGATCTAGCTGAAACATATCATATTTTTGATATGGAAGAGTTGCCTGTAAGAAAGGTAGCTCTTTTTTCATCTGGTTTGAGGATGAACAGTCGAATAAAAATGAAAATGTCAGGACTTAATTATTCATTTGAAACAATTCTTATGGCAAAAGCAGTTGATAATCTTTCGATGCTTGTATGGTCTAAAACAAAAGATGCACAGAAGAATAGAAATAGACCTATTAGCATTTGTCAAAAGCTGTTTGAAAGTGAAATGGATAATGCTTCTGAGAATATGACTTTTAATTCTGGTAATGATTTTGAAAAAGCCAGAAGACTTATTATTGATGGAGGTGATTGAACATGGCAACAGGAAATGAAATTGCTAAAGCATATGTTCAAATCGTTCCTACTGCTAACGGAATTCAAGGTTCCATTCAAGAAGCAATGGGTGGAGAAGCTGAAAAGGCAGGTCAATCTGTTGGTTCAAGAATTGCATCTAGCATCAAGGCGGCTGTTATTGCTGCTGGTATTGGTAAAGCAATTGGTGCATCTTTAATGGAAGGGGCAGACTTACAACAATCCATTGGAGGTATTGAAACACTTTTTAAAGATAGTGCCGATAAGATGAAGCAATATGCTGCACAGGCATATAATACAGCTGGAATATCTGCTAATGATTATATGGAACAGGCAACGAGCTTTGCAGCATCTTTGTTATCGTCACTTGATGGGAACACCAAGAAGGCCGCTGAGTCTGCAAATCAGGCCATAATTGATATGGCAGATAACTCAAATAAAATGGGTACTTCACTTGATCTAATTCAAAACGCATATCAGGGTTTTGCCAAACAGAATTACACCATGTTAGATAACCTTAAATTGGGCTATGGTGGTACAAAAGAAGAAATGCAAAGATTATTAAAGGATGCACAGAAACTTAGTGGCGTAAAGTATGATATAAAAAATCTAAATGATGTTTATAGTGCTATCCATGTAATCCAGCAAGATTTGGGCATCACTGGAACCACTGCTAAAGAGGCCGCAACAACATTTACTGGTTCATTCATGTCAATGAAAGCAGCTTTGTCTAATTTCCTAGGTAACCTAGCATTAGGTGAAAACATAAAGCCGTCATTGGATGCTTTGTTGGCAACCACAAGTACGTTCATTTTCAATAATTTTTTTCCTATGATTGGAAACATACTATCTCAAATTCCATTTTTGTTTACAACACTAATGCCTCAATTAGTTACACAGGGATTGAATATGTTAACATCAATTTCACAAGGATTTTCAACAGGTTTTCCAATACTTCTTTCAAATATATTGTCATCAATACAGAATATAGCAAACTTTGTATCACAGAATGCTCCTGCATTCATTGATAAAGGATTTGAAATACTTTCAAACTTGTTACAGGGAATTCTGGATGCACTTCCTGTGATGATTTCACAATTGCCACAGATCATCACAACATTTGCAAATGTTATTAATGATAATTTTCCAACTATTCTTTTGAAAGGTGGACAATTGTTGCTTCAATTCATCAAAGGTATTATTAATACAATACCAACGCTTGTAGCAAATATACCAAAGATTATACAAGCTATTGTAAGTGTGATATTAGCCTATAACTGGTTGAATATGGGTAAAACCATCATAACTAATTTTGGTAATGGTATAAAATCAATGGTTGAATTTGTGAAAACTAAAGGTGGAGATATAGCAAAATCAGTATGGAATTCATTGACTCATTTGCCACAGACCTTGTGGAATCTTGCAAAAGATATGATTTCAAAATTTGGTAAATCCATAACAAATACCACTGGTACTGTCAAAGGTGCTGTTAAAGGTGTATTCAATGCAATTGTCAATGGCTTTAAGTCACTTCCTTCCCAGATGATTAATATTGGAAAGAATCTGATAAAAGGTCTTTGGAATGGAATAAATGACATGGTTGGATGGATTGGAAATAAAATTAAAAGTTTTGGTTCTGGAATATTGAATAGTTTAAAAAATTTTTTCGGTATTCATTCACCAGCCACCTTAATTGAGGATGAAATAGGACATTTCATTCCGCCAGGATTAGCAGTTGGTGTAGAAAAAAATATGAGGGCTATAGATCCAGCAATGAGCAATCTTGCAAATTATACTGTAGATGCGATTAATGGTGATATGAATTTATCTGGTGTAGAAATGGAAGGTCAAAGTGGAAATTATGCAGCATTGCAATCGATTATATATCTTCTTAATTTAATTCTTGAAAAATTAGGTATTGATAAAGAGATAGTTATTAATCTTAACGATAGAGAAGTTGCAAGAGCATTAAAGGAAATGGGGGTTGTATTTGGATGATACAAGTCAAATATGTAAATTCATTAAATCAGTCCATTTCCTTTTTCAGTGAAAGCATGAAAGTATCACAGGGTAGCTTTCATCAAAGAAAATGGACAATTTCTGAAGATGGCGTTACAAAAGATTCAATAACCTATAATTTAACTTTAACGTTAAGAGGAAAGCTTGATGAAAGAAAACAAATGCTTAACAATCTTTATGACGTTTTTGAAATTGATCTCATAAATAAAACACCTGGAAAGATGTATTTTGGAGATTATTATATAAGATGTTATGTACAATCGGCTAGCACTGAACCTAATTCAAGATTAAATTGTCGTACAGACAATGTTCTTGAAGTCTACTGTCCAAAACAGGAATGGATAAAAGAAACTGTATATTCGCTAAATTCTCAAAGTCAGGATAATTTGAATGATGAATTGGGAATGAAGAAATATACATATTCATATCCTTTTGTCTATAACAGTCAAAAAGATTTGATTAACATTTTAAATGATGGAATTGACAATGCAGACGCTATCATACGTATGTTTGGGCCTGCTTTAAATCCATTCGTAAAAATAGGAGATACTGTCTATCAAATATTTTCAGAAATTGATAGTAATGAATATTTTGAAATCAATACTGTTGATAGAACGATATATAAAGTTTCTTCATACGGTCAAAAAACAAATGCTTTCATGTATCGTTCAAAAGAAAGGTCAGATTTTTTTGTAAAGATAAGTCCTGGGACACTTCAGATATCATGGGGAGGTAACTATGATGCTGAAGTTGTTGTTATTGCAAAAAGAACAGAACCGAGGTGGACTTGATGGACTTCATATATACTGATTCAAATTATATAGAACAGGGTTATTTAAAAAAATGTGAAATAGACATCGAAATTGGAAAATATAGCGTATCAACAAATGATTTTAAGTTAACAATACCATCCATGTATAGAGATTTGAAATTTGATGAGGATTCTATATTTTATTGTGAAGATACTGAATTTGGAGGGATTGTGCAGCAAATGGGCGTTGATACCTCAACCAATAAATTAACTTTTAAAGGTAAAACATTTAGAGGATTGCTTGAAAAAGAAGTTATACAACCTCCACCAAATCAGGCATACTATGTAGCAAATGGCGATGCCAATTTAGTAATCAGTAATGCAATTAAAGGCAAATTTGATGATTTATTTGTTGTTGATGGAATAAATGAATCTGAAATAATAGTTAATTATCAAACGAGAGATATAAATCTTCTTCAATTTTTGGAAAAAGCTTTGTATTTTGCAGATGTGCCATCAAAGTTGAATATTTCATTCTATGATGGAAAAGTACATCTTAAGGCAGTTAAAATCAATGATATATCTCAGGAGATGCAATATGATAATTCTTATGGATTGACTATGCAAGCAGAAACTGCAAGTAAGAATTATAATCACATTATTGCATTAGGGGCAGGAGAACTTACAGAAAGACTGAGAGTGAATTTATACTTGAAATCAGATGGTACATGGACAACAGATTCAAGTTTATCACCATATACAGGACTGAAACGTATCACATATTTATATGAAGATACTAATCAGGATGATATTACTGAATTAACTGATAATGCTTTTGAAAAGATTTCAGAAGTCAATGGAACACAAACCTTGACTATCAATTTCACATCCGACGATGCTGAACTTTTTGATATTGTTGGTGCTAAAGAGGAGATTACTGGTATTTCATTCAAGGAACAAATTACAAAGAAAATATTAAGAGCAACGCTGAATGACAATATTCAGTCAGTTAAAATCGAGTATAAGGTGGGTGATTAAATGCTAGAAGCTATTACATTAGATGGCAGCAATGTCAGTGCAGAGATAGACGCTTATCTGCATCATCTTACATGGGGATACGATGGAGTATTTAAGTATGGTAATAACTTGGATGCGGAAATCGTAACCAACAATTTAATAAAGATAAAAGATGGCTTGTTAATAAATCAGGGGCGTTTCATGCGTATCGTTCCAGGAAGCTATGAAGAAATTGCAATAGAAAATGGTCTTACTGGTGTGAATCGTACAGATCTTATCGTTGCACATTTTGAAACGGATGGAATAACTGAAACATTTGACATTCGTGTCATCAAGGGAACAAATGATGCTGGAGAACCTGAATATACAACAGGAGATACATTCACAGGTGCGACAGTGAATGAACTTCCTTTGTATGCTGTCAATATCGAAGGAATCAACATCACTTCGATAGACAAGAAATTTAAATATATTCAGTCGCAGAAAGAAACGAATGATGCATTGATCGCACTACAGGAAAGAATGCCTTTCTTCTTGCAAAATGATGCAGACAGTCTTTTAGATGATTTAAATCCTAACAGAGAGGAGTAATAAAAATATGAAACTTAACATCAAAAAATTAATCGGGGGGGGGG